GGGTGAGTACGTTTTGTGAGTAATTCACATGACGGCCATGCACGTTTTTATGGTACATGGGAATCTACACATCCCGAAAGGATGTGTTACTATGGTGAAAATCATAGTAGCGGTAGGAGAGGTTTAGAGGTGCTTCTCTTAGCGTACATTCATAAATCCACCTCACATAAAGGGTGGTTTATGACAAGACATCGAGAATCAACAGTTGCAGATGACATCATAACTACGCCGGTTCAACATTATATTACTTGGACTGGCAAGTCTGTTGTCACTGATTATACTGGTGTTTACTTCCCAAACCAGCTCTGTCCGTTTTCTTCAACGGCGGAGATGGATGACGTTGTTACACCAAACTTTCACGCCCGTATGAAACGTGGGGAAATTATTAATAATCCCATGTCTCGCACGACCGTGCAACTATTTGATACCGAAGGCGCCTATAACGTTGATTTGCTACGTAGTGTGCAAATTAACAATATATGGTACGTCAACGGCGATCAGTATCGATGTCCTACACCTTCCGTCAGTATGACCGGAGGGTGGTTCTGTCCACTTACAGACATTGAAGACGAAACCGATCGCTGCAAGAATATTGCTGTTACGGCATCTTTTGCCGCAGCATCTCAAGCAGAAATTTTGGTTCTTCCTTTAATGGCTGAATTTGCTAGCACAGTTGAGACATTAAAATCGCTCCTTAATGGAGTTGTCCACTTTGCTAGGCTTGCCAAGAAACTTAGTGTTTCTGAGCTACTTGGTAATTATGCGGATCTTGATGATCTCGCAAACAAGTGGATGGAAATACGGTATGGGCTTAGGCCTCTGATGTACGATGCTATTGGCGCCGTTGCCGCGTTTAACAAATTATGCGGCGAAAAAGGTGCCAAACGCAAAGTATTTAGGGGGAATAAGAGTTACACAACTTTCTTCCAAGACACATCAACTAAAGTGTGGAATGGCGGAGTTGTGACAGCTCATCTCAATGGTAGCGCAAGTTACACAATAGATGCCCGCGCCGGAGTTATGGCTACAGTTGAATTTTCTAAAGCCGGAATTTTAGGTTTGGATGCCATTGCAGAATCAATATGGGAGGTCGTACCACTCTCTTTTGTTTTTGATTGGTTTTTCAATTTTGCTAAACTCATCGCTTCTTGGTCCCCAAAATTTGGAGTCAAGATTCTAACCTCTTGGGTGGTGCTCAGAACTACGAGCACACAAATCACGGATGTTGCAGATACGACTATCGACTACCCTATAGCCAACCCTTATAGTGTGTCCGGTGATATTTCCGGTCATATGAAAAAGGTAACTACTTCGGTAACTCGAGAAGTTAATCCTGCACGTCCAATACTGCCAGAAATCGATATTCACTTCGATCTGGCTAAACTCTTAGACCTTGCCATCATACTGAAACAGTTGACGGCTTAGTACAAGGAGAATCCATGCTTGACAATCAAGTCACCCTGGCTGTTGACATCCTTAACACGGATGTGACAACCGACCGTATCTATACGAGATATGAAGAATATCTTAATAGATCTGTGTATATCGGCCCTAATCACACTCTCAGCTCGATGGATACTCTGTCATTCTATCGTTCGTTCCCAAAGGTTTCTGGGAACTTCCGTGGTATGGCAAAGACATCTTTCAAGTTTTCTGATGAGTGCTCGGTTCTTGGCGTAGATGGGATATCATCCCTAACTATACCAAAAATCGCGGAGATGTCATTCTCTGTTCCGGTCGGCGTAACGGCGGCAGATGTTCTGGAATTGAGGCAACGCGTTATCGCGCTACTCGACTCTGATACTCTAATGAATAAGCTGAATAATACATTGATGATTTAGTAAATATCATCTCTGTACGTAACAGCTTATCTTAAGGTATCAAAGAGGCATACTTATGAAAAATAAGAATAACCTTTCCAAATCAAAGAAAAATAAGAAATGTGATATTTCTTTGAATCGTCTACCCGCGGATTTACCGTGGAAGATGATGCGGTGGATTACCACCGACCTTCGTGACAACCTCGCAGATAGCGATTTTACTTCCATAGACAGCATTATCAGATCTCGCGATCTTGATGCTTATATGGAGCTATCTGAGGACTGGACAACACAGTGTATACAGTCTAGTGATATCAGCATGGCGGAACGCCGTGCAAAATATCTTGTCGCATCTTATCTCAAGAAGTTTCAATTCCCTGGTGATTCAGCAGCAAGAAAAGCTGTTGCACTAGAGAAGTTCTATTCATCCGAAATCGCATGTGGTTCCTACAATCAAGTAGGCTACAAACAGCTGGTTTGGGCGAAAGATCATGATACTGCTTGCAAATTTACATATATGCAGGCATATCTTTCGAAACTCTTGGGGGATGTTCCTCAGTTTGAGGATTTGACGGAATGGTCACGTCATGGACCCGGAGCTACCCTAGATACTCGGAAAGGCCTTGTCTCTTCATATTTCAAATATGCTGAGTGGCCGTACTCCTGTACCGAAGCAGCTCTCGGGTATGGAATTGCCGCGATTAAAAATGATAAACGCTGGTTAGGCGCACTTGAGGACAGTTATAGACGGGTAAATTCTATCCCGCCTCAACTCATCCTTGATCAAGCTATCTTCTGGCAGAATGTTATTAAAATCGTACCAGGCAATAGAATCACTTTTGTCCCAAAGAACAGTCGTACAGACCGTTCTATTGCGATTGAGCCTACTCTTAATCTATACCTTCAGCTCGGCATTGACGGATATATCCGCTCACGCCTTAAACGTTGGAATATAGACCTTGATGATCAATCAAGAAATCAAGAGATGGCCAGATTGGGATCAATAGACGGGAGTTTTGCAACTCTCGACCTAAGTTCAGCTTCAGATACTATATCTAAAGCTTTGCTTAAATATCTATTGACACCTGATTGGTTCAACCTTCTCATTCGTTTGGCCAGCCCAGTGGGCCAGCTAGATTCAGAAGAGATACGTTACAACAAAATCTCTTCGATGGGTAATGGTTTTACCTTCGCTTTGGAAAGCGCCGTCTTTTCTGCAGCTGTTTTTGCAGTCCAAAGGCATCGTTTTGGCAAGATTTTGCCTCACACGTCTTCTGTTTATGGTGATGATATTATTGTCACCACAGAGATCTGTGAAGAGGTAATAGATTTGCTTACCAAAATGGGATTCACTATCAATCAGGAGAAGTCTTTTGTTTCAGGACCTTTCCGTGAGAGTTGTGGATCCGATTGGTACCAGGGAGTGAATGTTCGCCCAGTATACTTAAAGCAGCAACCAAGCAATGTCAAGGATCTATATGTGATATATAATTCACTTCATAGATTCTTGACAATGAGGTACTCACAGCATGTTATTAAAGAAGTTAAAAATTGTCTCAAGTGGATTCCAGATGCTTATAAGCATTACGGACCACTTTCCGACGATAATTTCGATAGTTACATCCATAGTGATACTCCTCAATTTGCTAGTTACAATCTTGGTATGTGGGTATATCCCAGACTTATTTCGATGGCCCCATCCGTTCCGAGATGTCATTCGTTCCTTTTTAGGAAACTAATGCACAGCCTTAGAGCAGGTGGGGATCCAAAGAATAACTGGGATCCTAAATGTTCATCAGGAAGTCGATTCAGCGTCACCTGGCGTAAGCCAGGTGATGTCCGCAGAAAGTTCTCCCGCACCAGTACTTGGTGTGACGAGTACGCTGTCATAATAAACAAAAGATAGCTCACAAGCTATCCTTCTTTATTATCTCAGAACCCCTCCTAGTGAGAAGACAGAATGCAGAGC